GGGTTCGCATGATGTCTACCAATGGTCTGTGGCAATAAAGACAAACAATAAAATGCAGCAATGGGGCGGGGGTGGGTATGATGATCCAAATGATGGTGGAATAAAAGGCACTCAAGTATACGGTGATGGCTTTAACTATGCTTATGTTAAGTTCCCAAGCACAATCACTGATGTGTCTAAAGTTACAATCAGCGGAATACATGGACTTGCTCTGAAATCAGATGGTGGGTTGACTGCTTGGGGATTGTCTGGTTCGTTTGGAGTCGGCCAAAAGTCTGTCCAAAACACTCCGTCCACAGGAACCTTTATTGATGTCGCCGCCGGTGGATTCGTTAAGTATTGTGCCGGTCCTCCTCAACAGTTCTATCTGACCAGCGTGTCGGGTGCCGTGAAAAATACGGGCGAATTGGTCTTGTGGGGAGACAACAATTGGGGTCAGATTGGTCCTGATACTCTCGAGAATCCTTACCAAAGAACTTTCTGTGTAGACACATTCCAAGGTGGAGCATTCCCACCTCCGGCAATAGTTCCTGCACCTTCAAATGCCGAACTTTCCGCGGAAGGGGGTTGTACGGCAGTTTGTTTTGGTGGAAGAGCAACAGGAGTGATCACAAATTCTCCAGTAGACGGTGTTCCCCAATACAAAGTAAAGGTGTGGGGGTGGAAAGGATGGACAGCGAATCCTCTCGTTTATGTAAACTACTTGGATGTTCCTTCCAAGGGGGTTAAGAACATCAAACAACTGGTCATTCTCGACCCCTTCTGTTGTGTCGCATTGAAGCACGATGGAACCATAATCGGATGGGGGACATTGAACATTGCAGAGACTTACGGGGGTATTTCTGTAAACGGGTGGGGCTGGGATAAACTCGTTGAAAGAGGTATAACAAATGAAACCAATGTCGTTGAGATTACCGGAATAGCCAACGAAAGTGTTGTTGTCAGAAGAGCGGACGGAAGCATCGGAATTTATTCGGCAATCTCCATTCCGAGATTTAATGTCCCTTACTGCCCCTAACACAAAGCACTTCGACTTGCTTTCCCTGAAATCCTCGGGTATCCTTCGTGGCTTCTGGTCATCGAGGGGCTAAATACCCTCGCCCTCAAAACCAAGAACGAACCACGGAGATTGATTCATGAACGAAGCGAACATCGCCCTGCCGACTCCCTACCAGCAGTTCATCCACCTGAGCCGCTACAGCAGGTGGTTGCCCGAGAAAGGTCGCCGTGAGACATGGCAGGAGACGGTGGATCGCTACTTCAACTTCTTCGATGAGCATCTCAAGGACAACCACAAGTTCAAGTTGCCCAAGGAGACCCGCGAGGAACTCCGCAACGCCATCCTGAACCTTGAGGTGCTGCCGTCCATGCGTGCCCTCATGACCGCAGGGGAAGCCCTCAAGCGAGACAACATCGCGGGCTACAACTGCTCATATGTCGCCGTCAACCGCGTGCGTGCCTTTGACGAGATCCTCTACATCCTCATGTGCGGGACGGGCGTGGGCTTCTCGGTTGAGCGTCAGTTCGTGGACAAGTTGCCCACCATCGCAGAGGAGTTCTCGGACACGGACACCACTATCGCCGTGGTGGACTCCAAGATGGGATGGGCGAAGGCGTTCCGCGAACTGATCAGCCTGCTCATCGTGGGTCAAGTCCCCAAGTGGGATCTCTCGCGCGTGCGTCCCGCGGGCGCACGCCTGAAGACATTCGGTGGTCGTGCCAGCGGTCCCCGTCCGCTTGACGAACTCTTCCGCTTCACGGTGGAGACCTTCCGCCATGCAGCCGGTCGCAAGTTGACCTCCATTGAGTGCCATGACATCGTGTGCAAGGTGGCGGAGATCGTCGTGGTCGGTGGTGTCCGTCGCTCGGCTCTCATCTCGCTGTCCAACCTCACGGACGAGCGGATGCGTGATGCCAAGAGCGGTGCATGGTGGGAGGCGAACCCGCAGCGTGCCCTCGCCAACAACTCGGTCGCATACAAGGAGAAGCCGGACATCGGCATCTTCATGGAGGAGTGGCTGTCCCTCTACAAGAGCAAGAGCGGCGAGCGGGGCATCTTCAACCGTGATGCCACCAAGAAGACCGTTGCCCGTCTCGGGGACCGCCGTGACCCCAACCATGAGTTCGGCACCAATCCCTGCTCGGAGATCATCCTGCGTGACCGCGAGTTCTGCAACCTGACCGAAGTGGTCGTGCGAGCGGATGACACGCCGGAGACCCTCGCTCGCAAGGTGCGTCTCGCAAGCATCCTCGGGACAATGCAGGCGACCCTGACCAACTTCCAGTACATCTCCTCGGAGTGGACCAAGAACTGCAAGGAAGAGGCATTGCTCGGTGTGTCGCTCACCGGCATCCTTGACAACGAGATGATGCACTTCCATCGGTCCACCACCCGTTCGCTGAACCTTGAGGAGATGCTGGAGAGCCTACGCAAGGTGGCGATTGAGACCAACGCGAAGTGGGCTGACGAGATCGGCATCAGCCCCTCGGCTTCCATCACTTGCGTCAAGCCGTCCGGCACGGTGTCGCAACTGGTTGATGCGGCATCGGGCATCCATGCCCGCCATGCTCCCTACTACATCCGCACGGTGCGTGCCGACAACAAGGATCCTCTGTGCGTCATGATGAAGGAGATGGGGTTCCCCAACGAGCCGGATGTGATGAAGCCGGAGCATACGACGGTCTTCTCCTTCCCGATGCGGTCACCGGAGAACTCCGTGTTCCGCAAGGACATGTCGGCGATTGACCAGTTGGACCTTTGGCTCACCTACCAGCGTCACTGGTGCGAGCACAAGCCGTCGGTCACCGTGACCGTCAAGGAGAACGAGTGGATGGAGGTGGGTGCATGGGTCTACAAGCACTTTGACGAGGTGTCGGGCATCTCGTTCCTTCCCTACTCGGATCACTCCTATCGTCAAGCCCCGTATCAGGACTGCACCAAGGCGGAGTACGAGGCTCTGCTTGAGAAGATGCCGAAGATCACTGACTGGTCTACCCTCTCCAACTACGAGAAGGAAGATAACACCATCGGAACTCAAACTTATTCGTGTTCCGGGGACAAATGTGAAATCGTTGACCTTACATCGTCGGCTTCCCGCTGATGGTCTAAATAGGGTCGGAGGTTTTCATCATGGATGTGCTATGGTCTGCCTTGTGGGTGATGTTCGTCCTGTTCATACTCTACGACACGGATGCCGTGTACGAGTATGCGACCATGTTCACGAAATGGTTGCCGTTTCTTAACCGATTGACTCTCGCAAACGCATACAGGAACAGGCCATTGATGGACAGGCAGTTATCCTACACCACCTACCTCCAGATTTACCATCCTTCGTTCATGCTCAACCTAATGACCTGCCGATATTGTACGGGGGTCTGGTTGGCACTTGCAACCATCCCGATTTGTGGTATACTGGAAGTCCCCGCCATCTACCTCGGCGGTCAGTTGGGCTACTCGCTGTTCACGACCATGGAGAAGAAACTCCAGATGCTCAGGGAAGGAGACGCAGATGACATTTGACTCGCTAGACGCACTTCACAATCACCTTTCTGCCCGTGGCGGTGCGAACCCACAAGAACACGGGCAACTCGGGCAGTTCTATGTCGCGATGAGTGCTTACACGAACCCAAACACATGCGGCTGTCGCAAGGGACCGAAGGCACTTACCAACATCGTGAGCATCGCATCAGGCATGTCCTCCCTTTCCGGCAACGCGAGCGTCAAGGCATTGTTTGACAACAACGAAGTCGTAGTAAACCACAACGGAGCGACGATAGCGAGGTTCTGATTGCCCTCAGTCAATGAGGAGTTCGTAGAGAAGGTCAAGACAAACCTTGCCGACTATGGCATGGTGCTGTCCTTTTCGCCGAAGCGGTTCGTCATGGCGGATCGCGTGAAGTGCCTCGGCTACTTTGACGAGAAGAAGATCATGGTCGCGAAAGGCAACCCCAACTGGATTGAGGTGCTTGCCCATGAATACAGCCACTTCATCCAGTGGATGGTCGGCAGCGAGGCATATGTCAAGTGCTTCGGTCCAAAGAACTACTACACCACCATCTGCGAGGAATGGCTTCACGGCAAGAAAAAGAAGCCGTTCATGGTCAAGCGTGCTTTCAATGCCGTCCGTGAGATGGAGCGTGAGTGCGAGATGATCGCGGTGCAGGTCATCAAGGACAACGGGCTGAATGTGGACATTGAGCGTTACACGCAAGAAGCCAATTGCTACATTTACATGCACCACCTCATGGAAGAGCATGGCAGGCATTGGGGAGAGGCAAAGGGAGACCCCTTCTCTTCACGCATCATCCGCAACATGCCCTCCTCGTTCCGTCACAAGAGCCACAAGAAGATCCCCGACAACATCAGGGAAATCCTAGACAGGGTGTTCTGATCGCACGCACACGCCCGCCCGCGTACGCGCACGCGAGACCTAAATACCCTGTGAAAGGAGAACATCAATGGAACACATTCTCGGAACCATCTGGTGGAGTGCCCTCATGTTCATTGCCGGTGCCGTCATTGGCGTGCCGCTTTGGAAGTGGGTCTCGACCAAGTTGCCTTGGAACAACTGACTTGACTTCAGCCATCTTGGCGGTATACTGACCTGTTTACACAATGATCACCTTCAAGACCATTCGTTGGAAAAACCTCCTCAGCACGGGCAACCTGTTCACGGAGGTTCAATTCAACAAAACAAAGACCACCCTAATGTTGGGTGAGAACGGGGCAGGTAAGAGCACCTTATTGGACGCTCTTACTTTTGTCCTGTTCAACAAGCCTTACCGGAGCATCAACCTGCCGCAACTGGTCAACTCGGTGAACGAGAAGGACTGCGTGGCGGAGATTGAGTTCACGAAGGGCGACTCCATCTACAAGGTCATCCGCGGGCAGTCACCCAAGGTCTTTGAGATTTGGGAAGACGGCAAGTTGATTGACCAAGATGCCAAGGCGAAGGACTACCAGAAGTTCCTTGAGGACCAGATCCTCGGGATGAACTACAAGTCATTCTGTCAGGTGGTCATCCTCGGCTCGGCGAACTATGTCCCATTCATGAAACTATCGGCGGCAGACCGCCGGTCGGTCGTGGAAGCCATCCTTGACATCGGGGTGTTCTCGGTCATGAATGTCCACCTCAAGGAACGCTTCAGCCAGAACCGCGAGGAACTCAACCAAGCCGACTCCTCCCTTGCGGTCGCCCGCGAGAGGGTCACCCTCCTACGCCGGATGGTGGAGGATGCCAAGAAGCGGAGCGAGCAGGATAGCGTCTGGGAGGCGGAGCAGGTCGCACAGGCGAGAGTTCGCATCGGGGAGGCTCAGGAGGCTATCCGTGCCTCGGAAGCCATCCTAGAGGCTCTGACGGCTTCCATCATTGACCAAGAAAGCGTGGAGGGGGACATCAGCCGATATGAGGTTCTCAAGGGTCAGATAACCAAGAGAGCCGCCGGATTGCGCAAGGAAATCGCCTTCTATGAGAAGAACGACACCTGCCCCACCTGCTGCCAGCAGATTGACGGGGACTTCAAGAAGCGTGCCTCCGACAAGGCAGAGGGGAAGATCAAGGAAATAGAGGAGGCCATTGAAGAAATGGCGGGTCACATTGACCGGAACACCTCCCGCATGACGGAAATCAAGAAGGTTCTCTCCGACATCCGCGATGCTACCACGACCATCCACAAGAAGCGGAACGAGATTGAGAACACCGAGGATCACATCAAGAAGATCATCTCCAAGAAGGTGGAGGAGCCGAAGGACTTCCAGCAAGACCTGACGGAAGCCATGTCCGGCGAGAGTGAATGCCTTGAGAGCAAGAAGGAACTGCTTGAGGAGCAGCACTACCTGTACCTCGCCCAGACCATCCTGCGTGACTCGGGCATCAAGAGTCGCATCGTCAAGAACTACATCCCCGTCATCAACGAGACCATCAACCGATACCTCACCCGCATGAACTTCTTCGTGAACTTCCACCTTGACGAGGAGTTCACCGAGACGATCAAGTCGCGTCATCGGGATGTGTTCACCTATGCCTCGTTCAGCGAGGGGGAGAAGAAGCGGATTGACCTGTCCCTCCTGTTCGCATGGCGTGCCATTGCATCCATGAAGAACTCAATCCGCACCAACCTGCTCATCCTTGACGAGGTTCTTGACGGGAGCCTTGATGACGGGTCGGTGGAGGCATTCCTTGACATCGTGTCCCACATGGGCGACGATACCAACATCGTGGTCATCAGCCACAAGCCGAAGGAACTGCTACAAGACAAGTTTGAGCGGACGATCCAGTTCGTGAAGAAGGGGAACTTCAGCAAGGCAACTTAAGTGATGCCGCCTTGGCTGTAGTTCATCGTGATCTTCGGGTTCTGGATGCTGGCGGCAGTCGGCTGTCGTTTCTTCAACTGCCGGACGGAAGGTCTCTTGACCTTGTCCGCCTTGCCCGTGCGCAGGGACATCACGGGTTCAACGAACGGGGCACCGGATGCCGATGCCGACATCTGCCACTCCCTGATCTCCTGACGCAACAGGTCAAACTGCTTCATGCAGGTATTTAGCCCTGCATGGACTCGGCATAGATTTCCCTGACTAGGGTCTTCAGCCGTGTCGGGTCATCCACATTCTCCATCCGGTCAATCTCGTCGCAGATCAGGGTGAGGGTGTCCTTGCTCATGTCCACCACGGTGGGGTCCGACTGTTCCTGCTTGTCGTTCAACTCAATGATGGTCAAACCGTGGACGGGAGTGGCGTTCAGCCGGTCAATCAGGTTCTCGTAGACGAACGGCTTGGACTTCGCCTTGACCATCAGGCGGACGAAGGTCTCCTTGTAGTCCGCCGTGCTGAACATGTTGTAATCCCTTGCCGTGTCATCGTACTCCAGCATCGTGAACATGTGCTTGGGGTTCGGGACGAACTCCATGCTCCGGTCCTCGGTGTCAAAGTAGTGGAACCCCTTGGTCTGACCCAAGTCGGAGAAGGTCATCTGGTACTGGGTTCCCAAGTAGTGGATGTTGCCGCGGCTGTGCCGGAAGTGGAAGTGTCCGCTGTAGACCGCATCGTACTTCTCAAGAGTGCTGGGGGACATCCCTTCCTGATGCTGGACTCCACACACCGCCTCACACCCGTTCACCTCAAAGTGACCGAACAGGATATCCGTTTTCCTGTCGGCGATGAAGTCCATGCACTCCTGATGGTTGTTCTTGGCGATCCACGGGACGAACCCGACGAGCAACCCGTCCAGAGAGACGACGCTGGGCTTGTCATGGACTTTGATGTTTGAGTCGGTGCCGAAGAGTTCCGTGGGGGAGTTGAGGGAGATGGTGTTGCGGTAGTAGGCATCGTGGTTGCCGATGATCAGGTCCATCGTGATGCCGTCCTTCTTCAGCCGGTCCACGAAGAACTTCCGTGTGGCGTTGAGGGTGTGGAAGTTGACGAACTTCCTCCTGTCCATGAAGTCCCCCATGTGGACGATGTGGTTGACACCCCTCTCCTTGAGCGAGGGAAAGAACACCTCGTCCCAGAAGCGGATGAAATGCTCAAGGAAGATGGGGCTGTCGTTGCGTGCCCCGAAGTGCGTGTCAGAGATTACTGCGATCTTGCTCATGGTGTTCAGTCCATCAGTTCGTCTAGGGGCTTGGTCTTCTTGCGACCGCGTTTCTTGGCTTTAGGTTTGGGCTTATTCTCCGTCTTGGAGTCGGCCATGAAGTCGCCTGCCACGAACTCGTAAAATGGACTCTCCGTAGAATCTTCGTACTTCTTGTGTTCCTCGTTCATCCAGTTGCGGAACTTCCCTGTCGGGTCGTTCTGCTCAAAGGCTCGCATCTTGATGAAGAGTTGCTTCTTCTCCTTCTGGATGCGACGAAGGAAAGCATAGTAGATTATCTGCGTGAAGAACGCAAATGGGTTCGTGGATTTCTTGGGGTCAAAGTTGGTCGCATACATGATACAATTCTCTATTGCATCCGAGACCATCTCCTCCTTGTAGGTGTAGTTGGTGAAGTTGGGCTTCTTGGCGAGGTTGTTGGCGATGTCCATGAAGCACTGCCCGATGTAGTTTGACACCCCCGGCTTGGGCTTGGCTTCCTTCAATGCCTTCTTGACCAGTTTCTTGTGTGCCACCAACTCGGCAAGGAACTTCTTGTTGTCAATGTAGTGGTTCTGTTTGGGCATCAGCCCTCCTGTGTTAAGATTTGCGAAATCTGGCGAGATTTTTCTCTCCGCCGTCGTTTTGCCTACTAGATACCTTTGGGAACAAAGGGGTACTGAGTACTATAGGGTACTTACTAAGATACTCTTCAGTAGGTACTCTAGATACTCTCTAGTAAGTTCTCTAGAGTATACTCTAAAGAGTTACTTAAGATACCTAGTGTTACATTGTAGTACCTAGTACGCGGCTTGTCAAGGGCCAAGTCGCGGATCTCCTCCCCATCCCGGAAATTCTGGGTTGTCCTCCTCATCCTCATCACCCTCCTCGTCTTCCTTGTAGTCTTCGTCAAGGACATCGGGTGCATTTTCAAGTTCGCCTTCCATGTCGGAGTTGATCTTGGCCATCTGGTAGTCACCCACCAGTTCCTTGATCGGAGTTGTGATGCAGACCACGGACTGCTTGGGAACCATGATGTAGTCATCCATAGTGAAGTCAATCCAATCTTTGAGGACAAGGGTGAAACCTTCTTGCACGCCTTCCTTGCCGTTGGGGTGCCTCTTTCGCACCGGAATGGATACCACCGACATCGGACGCTCAAGGATGTAGTTGGACTCGCCGCTTTCCGCGATACCGGAGATGACCTGCTCCCCCGTCACCATCTTGAGCAACTTGATGGGATAGTACTGGATCAAGATGATCTCCTGATACGCATGTCAATTGGCATCTTGATCAACTTGTAGTTGAACTGCTCGCTCTCGTAGATTTTTGTCCTCTTCAGGAAGTGACGGAGGGTGTAGTTCAGCGTGGTTTCATGGTGAAGGTCATCAGACACATCGTACAGGTTGGCCACCTGCTTCCCCTCCGCCTTCCTCAACTGGCGACCGATGCTCTGTAGGATGCGGATGCGGCTCTTGGACGGGGAGGCGAAGATGATGTTCTTCAGGCTACGGATGTTGATGCCCGTGGAGAAGGTTCCGTATGATGCCACGATGATGGCGTTCGTCTCGTTTTCCACGATGTTGCGGATGTCCTCCCGCTCGTTCCCGTCCGTCTCGCCCGCAACGAAGAACACCTTCCTCTTGTCGTCGCAGAGGGACGATATCATCTCGTAGAGGGGCTTTCCGTGCTTCTCCACATAGTTGAAAAGGACAAGAGTGTTGCCTTTGGTCGCCACGGCAAGATGGGACAGGAACTCGTTCCGTGCCTTGCACTCCACCAACCATTGAATCTCTCCTTGATAGTCCAGACCGGATACCGTCTTTCGGATTTCCGGTGGATAGCGAAGCAGGATGCACTCAATCCGCAAGGAAGTCAGGAGGTTCCTCTCCATTAGTTCCTTGGTGGTCACCACCCGATGGACAGGACCGAACAGACCCTCAATAGTCAACTTGTGGACCTTGCTACCGTCAAGCGTTCCGGTCAGGGCGATACGATACGGGCAGTCGGTTAACTTGTTCATGATGCTGGACAGGGACTGCGCCTTGAACAGGTGTGCCTCGTCCCCGATGACCGCCTCAAAGTTGTCAAACCATGCCCTCGGCATCTTGTAGATTGACTGCCATGTGGAGATGACGATCTGCTTGTTCGTCAGTTTCTCCTCGCCTCCCATGATGAGGTGGCAGTTGGCATCCGTGTCCCACTCAACCTGCGACGAGTAGTCCTTGAAGTCCGCGTACATCTGGTGGACGAGGGAGATGGTCGGGACCACGATGAGTATCTTGCGGTGCTGCGGTATGACCGACTGGTAGTGTCGGCACAGGGAATAGACGATGAGGCTCTTGCCGCTGGCGGTCGGCGACAGCAGGACGCAACGGGTCTTGTTCATCGCATGGCATAGGGCATCAACCTGATGGTCATGCGGCGCGAGCGCGTGCCCGCGTGCGTGCGGATGGAGGGACAGCACAAAGTCACGGACCGAATCGCAATTGAACTTGAGTTCCGGTTCCGCCACCTCGCTATCAACATGCATCTCGTATCCGCGGTCCTTGGCGAATGTGGCGAGATACTCAATCAGTCCGGCTGGCAGCAGACCCGAGTGGGGATTGTACAATCGCACCTTGCCGTCCCAGACCTTGCGCCTGAACGCGGGCGTGTACTTCGCACCGGGGACATCGTAGGTGAAGTACTCCTGCAACTCACGGGCAATGGAGTTGTCCGCGAGCACGCGCAGGTGAGCCGTGTTCATGTTGCGTACTTCAATCACTACCGGCATTCTCCTATTTAGGTCACTCCGCTCAGGAACTTCTTCCACTCAATGGCGTTGCGGATGACCCACTGCCGGTTGTTGATGCCCTTGAGGACCGAGTCAAGGTAGTCAACCTTCGCCTTCTGGAGGTCCATCTTGGAGGACAACTTGCTCAGGTCGGGATCAGCATCCATGTAGATGTCAATGTCCTGCCGAAGGATGCGATGGGCGAACGGCTCCCAGCCGAGAGCCTTCAGTTCCTCTTGGCTCATCTTGCCGTTGTAGTACTCCCATTTCTGCTTCCGCAATGTCCGCCAGTCAGCCTCCAACTTGCGTAGGACGAGCGACTCGTCATGGAAGATGTTGAGGAACTTGCCGTGCAGTTGGGGCGTACGGATGGACTCGTCCCCGAGTTCGGTGGAGTCAATCTGGGTGTACTGCTCCACCAGTTGCTTGATGGTTTCAATGTTCATATTGCGTCCAGTATACCACAATGTCGGCTGAATGCCACTAGATACTGGCATGAAAGTGATCGGAATTGACTATTCCATGACCACCCCTGCCGTGACCACGCTGGCAGATGGCATCGTGACCTGTCACTACCTGACTTCGGTCAAGAAGCACCAGACCGATTACCGGCTCTCTGATTCTTTCATCATTCACGGGTCGGCACAACACGACTACCACTCACAGGAGGACCGGTTTGACCGCATATCCGAGTGGGCCATCCGAATCTGCGACATTGAACCGGATATCGTCATCATTGAGGACTATGCGATGGGGGCGAAAGGCAAGGTCTTCCACATCGCCGAGAACTGCGGCTTGCTGAAGCATAAGTTGTGGAAACGCAGGTATCAGTTCAAGGTCATCGCCCCGACCGCCCTGAAGAAGTTTGCGTGCGGGAAGGGCAACGCCGACAAGTGCATGATGCACGACGCTTTCGTGGCGACCACGGGACATGACCTCCGAAAGGTCATGGATAACGAGAGCAAGGACTGCGGCAGTCCGGTGTCGGATGTGGTGGACTCCTACTTCCTCACCATGTTCGCGAGGAACGCGGTCGCGATCACGCGCTGATCTTCATCTGGTCCAAGTCGGGGAACGCTTCCTTGACGATTTTCTTGTCCAGCCCATAGGCAAACTGGAACGAGCCGTCAAAGAGGTTGCGGATCAGGTCCGCCTCCTTGGGGTGGACGGACTCAAGGATCTGGATGAGCAAGGTGTCCTTTCGTTCCATCGGCAGGTTATAGGACTCTTTGAAGATGTAGAGACGCTTTGACTCGGAGAACAGGTTGGTCATCGTCAACCCCTCGGGCGATGAGTCGGGCGTGTACGCGGGGAGATCCTTCCGATACCACTTTGCCTTATCAAAGAAGGCATAGGTCAGGATCTGGCGAAGGGCCATGCTTGAGTGTTCGCGAAGCAGGCGTACGATGTCCGCCTTGTCCTTGGACTTTCCCTTGACCGCTTCCAGCACTTCAGGTATTGTCATTGTCATTGGCATGATGAGAAATCCTCCAGTCGGTATTTAGGCGAGCCGATAGAAGATGGGCTTGACAAGAGCCGAACCTGTGGTATCATTCCAGAAATCAACCCGCAGCGTGCGGGAAGTCAACGCAGAAGCCATGCGAGAAAACAATGTCAGAACAGCAGCCGCAACGCAAGAAGGTCTGGCTCGTCAATGAGCAGAAGGTCGCCACCGTCCGTAAGGTTGAACTCCACCCCAACTGGGGACGGCAGTTCCTCGTCACCACCCACAGCAACGAGTGGGGTCCGGAAACCTTCTGGGTGAAGGAGTCGGATGTCCAAGAGGATCGCCGCTGATGCCACGCAAGCCGACCAACGCCAAGAAGAAGGTTCTGGACAAGGTCATCGCGATTGAGAAGGAAACACGACTCAAGAGGTCGCAGCCCAAGCCCGATAGGGACACACACCACTACACCATGCTCTGTTACGAGGGCAAATACGAAGCCCGATCATGGCTTGGCCTCGGATGGGCAATCTTCACCCATCGCCTGTGGCACCTCTGGAATCACGGAAGGTGGATGGATTGAACATCTTCGCCGTTGATTCCGACCCCGTGGTGGCGGCACAGAGTCTATGCGATGCTCATGTGGTCAAGATGATCCTTGAGTCCGCACAGATGCTCTGTGCCGCCCACCCCGCGGGGGTCGCGCCCTACAAGCCGACTCACATGAAGCACCCCTGCACCATCTGGACACGGACGAGCAGGGAGAACTACGACTGGCTCTGCCGACATGCGAAGGCACTCTGCGAGGAGTACACCTACCGCTACGGCAAGCGTCACAAGTCGGAGGATGTCGTTGACTGGTGCATCGCGAACTCTTCGGAAATTCCGAATGGTTCGTTGACCCCGCACCCGCAGGCGATGCCCGACCAGTACAAGAGACCCCACTTCACCGATGCATAGACGGCGTATTACATCG